GAGGGGCTCGAGCCGCGCGAGCGCGAGCGCACGCGCACCAACGCCCGGGGCTCGCGCAAGGGGCGCGGCGTGCGCGCCAACGGCGGCGAGATTGACCGCATACAAGCCTACCTACCGGTAGAGGTCGGCGACGCCCTGCGGCAGCACGTGCTGCGGCGGCGGCTCGAAGGCGCAGACCTAGAGATCTCGGGCGTGGTGACGGCGGCGGTGCTCGGGTATCTCGACGCGGAATCGCAGCAGTGGCTCGAGCCCGAAGTGCTGCCCGAGCTCGAGCGCGCGGTCGCGCGGGGCAAGGATCGCGCAGAGCTGCGCGGGGCGCTCTCGCAGGTCGCGCGGCGGCTCATCGGCAGGTGACGGGCCCGGGGATGCCATGAGGAGTCACGACGTCTTGACTGCCGGACGGCTCGACGTCGTGACGCCCCTCGCCGGGGGCGGGGCTGCCCGGGTCGTAGCCGTGCAGCGTAAACCCCTGCTGCTCGTGCCCGGCGGTGACCTGCTCGCAGCTACGAGCGCGGCGCGCGCGGTTGGCGGCGCTGTGCTCGCGCTTCTCTGCCCGTCGCAGCTGCTCGAGCCCCTCGAGCACGAGGCGCACGGCGATCTGCTGCAGGGTCTGCCCTCGAGCGCTCGCGGCGAGGCGCACGCGGTCGGCGACCTCGTCGGGTAGCCACACTCGGACCATGCCGCGGTCTGTCATGCGCGAGACGTAGCGCGCGAGCGGGCGCGGTGCCTAGCGCGTTTGCGCAGCCCGGGGCTGCACTTGTCGCTCGACGGGCCCGGCGGGCGTGGTTAGTTTTGGTGTCAGGGAGTCACGACGTTACGATGTCATGACGCGCGAGCGTCACGCAGGCGGTGAGAGCATGACGAGACGACGCAGCAAGCGCGGGCACGGGCCCGACGAGCTCGAGCGGTGGCGCACGGGTATCTCGGGCGAGATGGCGGTTGTCAGAGCGTGGCGGCTCGCGCAGCGCGGCTCGAGCGGCGGCGTGCTGTCGCAGCGCGAGCTCGCCGGGCTCGTCGGGGTGAGCGTGGGCACGATCGGCGAGGTCGAGCGGGGCGAGCGCCCGCCGAGCTACGCACTGCGCGCCCGGCTGTGGTCGCTCATGCAGGCGGGCGTCGAGCTCGCGCCGTCGGTGAGCGGGCGAGCTCGGCGGCGTCTCAAGCGCGAGGCCGGCAGCGAGGATCGGCAGCTCTTTCTGCCGCTGCTCGATGAGCGCGAGCGCGGGCGGGCCCGCACGGGCTCTTAGATGCGCGCAGGGGGCGGCTTGCCGCGGGGGTCGGGCAGCGTCACCACGACGTAAATCGACGGCTCTCGGGGGCCCCCGCTGCCTCTGCGGCGCTCGCCCTCGCGCCGCTCGATGCGACGCGGGCGCAGCGACGGGTGCAGCCACGCGAGCCGCTCGCGGTCGTATCTGTAGCCTGCGCTAGCTAGGAAGTCGGCGGCAGCGCGGAACGTGCTGTAAACCGTGGCCACGTCGGACGAGCGAGCGGTCGCGGCTTCTATTCTCACGATCTGAGTGTAGCTCGATTTGCGCTTGTGGGGTCGGTTCATGGCGGCGGTGTGACTGGCGCGGGCGGGATCTCATAGTAGGGGTCGTTTTGGATGAGACGCAGCGCGATGGATGGGGACTTGTAGACCGCGACGGCGCTGACGATGACCGTTAGCTCGACGTACCAAAGCCCGGGTGTGTCAACGTCTGCCGCGCTGGGCTGATACACGATCCACCCGTTGGCCTCGACGTGGCCCGTGCCCGTGCCGAGCTTGAGCACGCTCGAGTCGAAGCACAGCAGCGTCGCGCTGACAGCCGAGCCCGGGGGCGGGTCGACGGGAAACTGCGCCGGGCACTGCCCATACATGACGCGGTAGCGCATGGCCTCGGAGGTCGAGCCGACGCGGCGATCGGCAAAGCGCGGTTGCAAGATGTCGCTCATAGCTGCATGTGCCTCGACTGTTAGGGCCCGTTAGTACATGTGGCGCGCGAAACACCCGTATTTGTAGAGCGGGGGATTGCCGCCGCCGCCGCCCGCGTCGTCGGTGATGTAGAACACGACTGCCGTCGTTTGACCGAGTAGTTGATATTGTAGGGTGTTGGCGCCGAGTGCCGGAAAGCCAAGGTGATGGGCCGTGCCCGGGGTGACTTCGCCTGACGCGGTGATGACTCGCGCGGCGTGGTCCTGCTCGGCGCCATTTAGACTGATTCCAACGAACCCGGACTGAGCGGTGCCGCCGCTGTTTACGCCTGCGGTGAACTGCGCATTGATGGTGTCGAGCACGCGGCCCGCGATAAACTCGAACTTAGCGCCGGTGTTGGGTAGGAACCAGACGCCCGCGCTCGAGGTGGCGATCGAGCCTGTCCATGCCGTTTCGTATTGAAACGATGTCTCGACGCGGTTGTCAGCGTTCCAGATGTCGCATTTTGACGTGGTCGTCGTGTAGCCGTTGCGTATCCAACTAATGGTCGTCGCGCTGCGTGCGTAGATGGTGCCGACGTAGCGCACGGATGGTGAGCCGCTGACGCCGCCGAGCACCCACACGCCATCTGTCAACACGATCGGTGTGCCCGCTGCGCGCGCGGAAGTGCTTCCCCAAGGGTAAATCTCAAGCGTCGGCGTGCCGCCGAGCGCCGACGGCGCGCGGCAGAACACGTCATGCGGGCGTCCGGTCGTCATACCCGACAGCTCGAGCGAGATGCCGGCGGCGGCAATCTCGACGGGGGCCCATGCCGCGAGCGCTGTGATGTACAGGCTTATCGTCGAGCCGATGTGCGGCAGCAGATAGAGCGTGCTGATCGCCGCGTTGTCGGTGAACATGACCGGACTAGTGCTGTCACCACTGATGCGGCATTGGTTGACGCGCGGCAGCGCTGCGCGTGCAGCTGCGATTGCGGCGTCGACGTATGCCCGGTTAGCGGCGTCTGTGCTGGCCGTCGGAGTGCCTACCGATGTTAGGCGCTGGCCACCGAAGTCCACCGGCACACCCGCATTGTTGAGCACGCTCAATACCCAATCGGTGTCTTTTTGCTCGGTGAAGGTGAGCGCGGTGGTGCCAAGCACAACGTCGGCCGCGGTGTTGAGCGAGAAAAATAGCAGCTCGCCGGGCCCCTCGGTGTACCAGAGCACTGGGACGACCATTGCGTGACTAAAGTCTGCCGATGAGTCGGCATCGGGGGCGCGCGTCCATGCGCCGGCAGCCGTGGTGTAGATGCCGTTGGTGGTCGCATCGGCCTGCGCCGTGACGAGCACGCGCAAGCCTGCAGCGAAGACGCCCGTTCCCGATAGCGTGACGGGTGCATCGGTGTAAGCGTCGCAAACGTCTTTGACTCTGCCGAGCGCGAGGCGGTCGTGTTCTGCCTTGTCGGTGTCCGACATGAGGCCGGGCATGGCTGACGTCGCGAGGCTGTCGCCGACGTTCCAGATGCCGACTGCAGAGCAGCGGAACAGGTAGAACGACGGGTTAGTGGTCGCCATGCTTGACCAACCTGTGTTGGTCGCGTCGACGATGACCTGCAGAGTGCCCGCGGCGATGAGCACGCTGTTAGCCGTGACGAGCATGCCGATGCAGTCGCCGACGGCGGCGGGTGCCGGTAGCGTTTTGGTGCCCGACGTGCTCGCAATGCTCCACGTGTTGAGCGCGATTGACGCTGAGTAGGGCAGCGCGCCAAGGTCGACGCGCGACTTGTCGGCGGCGGACATGAACCCGGCTGCGCCGGTGGTCGCGACCCCTGGCATCGCGTGCACGTGGTCGGAGCGCGGCAGCGTAACCGCGGAGCCTGGCGCGCTTGCGGCGCCTACGGTGAGCGCAGCGGGCGAGGCGGTCGCCGGCAGCGCGTGCACGTGGTCGGCTTTCGATATCGAGGTCGAGCTGCCGGGTGCGCCTGCGGCGGCGAGCGTGAGTGCTGTGGGCGTCGTAGAGCTCGCCGGCAGCGCGTGCACGTGGTCGGCGCGCGCGAGGTTGTTGCTCGTGCCGTCGGCAGTCGTGGCCGCGAGCGTGAGCGCGACGGGCGAGCCGGCGGTGACTTGGTGCCGATGGTCTGAGCGCGAGGCCGTCACAGCGACGCCGCCGTTGCCGCTGCTGCCGTCAACCTGCAGAGGCGTGACGCTGAGCACGGCAGCCGCGCCGGTGGCGATGCCGTCGAGCTTGGTTTTGTCACTGCCCGACATGAAGCCCGACGCGCCGGCAGCGATAACCGCTGCGTGTAGCGTGCCGTCAGTCTGCGCGCCGTGCGCGTGCACGTGGTCGCTATGAGCGGCAGTCGTGCCGACGCCGACGGCTGCGGTGGTGCCGACGGCTGCGGGTGCCGTGCTCGCGAGCAGCAGCGTCTGCCGCACCCATGCTTGCGCGGTGGTGCCGACGGTGATCGTGCCGAGTGTCGAGAGCTGCCACCACTGACCGGCCTGCGTGCCCTCTGCGACATACACGATTGAGCCGGTGACGAGCTCGCCGGTGGCGTCTGCGTCTGCGGCCTTTGCCCATACGCCATTCGAGCCCGTGCCGACGGTGGTTACGCTGTAGATGTTGTTAGTCTGAAATGTCGGATTCTGGTCTTTGACTAAGATGCGGTCGCCGACGGCGAGCGATATGCCATCGACAACGGCGGGCTGATTGCCCGCGATGTCGACGTTAGGGATGTGCGCGACGGATGCGACGCGCACAGCGGTCTTGTAGCTCGCCACGAGCGAGTCGAGCCGCGACTTGTCCGTGCCCGTCATGAAGCCCGACGCGCCTGCAGCGATAACCGCTGCGTGCGTCGTGCCGCCCGCGCGCACACCGTGTTGCGCGTCGGTGGCAATCACGCCGAGCTGCACGCTGTCGGCGTTGACGACGATCGAGCCGTCGGCGTGTGCGACGACGTCGATGGTGTTGCTTGTCTTGGTGAGGCCCGCGCCCGCGGTGATCTGCCCTGCGCCGGTGACCTGAGTAAACGTGAGCGCGGTGGTGCCGAGCACGATCGGGTCGGGCGTGATGAGAGCCCACCCGCTGTCAGCGTTGGCAGTGCCCGCGACGATAAACGTATACATGCCCGACGTGACTTTGGCGCTCGTGTCGGCGTCTGTGGCGCGAGCCCACGCACCGCTCGCGGTGACCCATATTCCGTTGGCCGACGCTGTCGTCTGGCCGGTCAAGAGCAGTCTGTCGCCGTTGACTGTCGTGACGCCGTCGATAACGTAGTTGCCAGAGAGCGTGCCTAGATTTGTGGTTGCGACGACGCGGCACGACTGCTTGACGTCCAAACCCTGCGCGATGGCGTCGACGTATGCCTTGGTTGCGGCATCCTGCGCGGCGCTAGGGTCGGCGACGCTCGTGAGGCGCTGCGCGTTGATGCTGACGGCCGAGCTCGCGGCTGCGAGCGCAGTCTGCACGCGAGCAAAACTCGTCACCTGCGCGCCGGCCTCGACGCCGTCGAGCTTGGATTTGTCGGCGGCAACCATGAACCCGTCGACGCTCGTGGTGACGAGCGCGGGCATGGCGTGCACGTGGTCGGCGCGCGCGAGCGACGCCGAGCTGCCGGGGGCCTGCGCGCCGCCGACGGTGAGCGCCGACGGCGCGGCGGTGGCGACGCTGTGCACGTGGTCGCTACGGGCAGCGGTCGCTGCCGAGCCCGAGCCTGCGGTCGTGACAGTGACCTGCGACGCGGCAGCGCTGCCGACGGCTGCAGCCGAGCTCGCGACGCCGTCGAGCTTGAGTTTGTCGGCGGCGCTCATGTAGCCGGGCAGGCTGGTCGTCGCGTTGGGCGGGATGCGCCACGCAGCCGCCGTCGAGCTATTCGCCATGAGCGCCGCGTCTACGGCAGGCGCAGCGGCTGCAGCGATTGCGACGGTGGTGGTGGCTGTCTTGAGCCCGCCCGCCGTCTGCGGGTCAGCGAGCAGCCCCGATAGGCCCGCGACGTTGACCTCGTCGGCGCCGCCGTCGGCGTGCGTGCTCGAGTGCAGCACGGGTGGCGCAGCGTCGACGTAGGCGCGGGTGGCTGCATCGGTGGCAGCTGTCGGGGTGCCTAAGTTTGTGATGCGTTGGCCGTTGACGCTGACGGGTGCCGACGCAGCCGCGAGCGCGACGGTGGTGACGTCTGCGCCGGCAGAGATGCCGTCGAGCTTGGTTTTGTCGGCGGCGCTGGCAAAGCCCGGGGTTGTCGTGGTGACCGTTGCGTGCTGCGTGCCGCCGCCGCGCGTGCCGTGCTGCGCGTCGGTGGCGAGCACGCCTATCTTGAGACTGTCGGCGGCGACCACGATCGAGGCGTCTGCGTCTGCGACGACGTTGAGCGTAGTTCCTGCGCGCACGAGGCCCGCGCCTGCGACCACTGTGGCGTCGATGAGATCCTGCACGCGTGCGGCGTCAGTGGGAGCGAGCGGCGCACCTAGATTTGTGATGCGTTGGCTGTTGACGCTGAGCGGTGCCGTGGCGGCGGCGAGCGCGACGGTGGTGACGTCGGCGCCCGGGGAGATGCCGTCGAGCTTGGTTTTGTCGGCGCCGCTCATGAACCCGGCAGCGCCGGCAGCGATGACCGTGGCGTGCTGCGTGCCGCCGCCGCGCGTGCCGTGCTGCGTGTCGGTGGCGAGCACGCCTACCTGCACGCTGTCGGTTCCGACGATGATGCTGCCGTCGGCGTGTGCGACGACGTCGAGCGTGTGGTCAGTACGCAGGAGGCCCGCGCCTGCGGTGTAGTCTGCGTCGGCGAGGCGCGCGGCATCGGTGGGCAGCGTCGGCTGCCCTAAGTCGACGATGCGCGAGCCGCTCATGTCGAGCTCGCCAACCATGGCGTGCGAGCCGTCGGTGAACACGAGCTGCGCGACGAGCGCGGGGTCGAGCTTGGCCTCGGTGATCGAGCCGTCGGGGATCGAGTCGATGCCGCCCGCGCTGAGCGTGTCGATGGCCTGCACCACTTCGCGGTGGAAGTCGACGAGCGCGCGGTTGGTGCTGTGCTAATTCATCTCGGTCAACTGCACGCTGGGCACAGTCGGCACGAGATGGGCGTTGGGGTCGTACCGTTCCGACAGCGACGGGTAGGCGAGATGGAACGTGGGCGAGCGCACGGAGATGCGGCGCGTGACGCTCGAGACGACCTCAGTGCCGATTGACGCGGTGGCCTGAATGCGAAACGGCCCCCACGCGCCCGCGTTGAACTCGAGCGTCCAAAGCGCGTCTGACACCTGCGTGAGCAGCGGCGAGCTCGATGGCGGCTCGTCGAGCGCCTGCACGAGCACGACAGAGCCCGGGGGCACGTCTCCGATCTCGATGCTGATGAGCGGCGCGCGCCCGCCGCCCGCGTCTGTGGTGAGGATGTCGGTGCGCCCGCGGTCGAGGTCGCCCGCTGGTATGCCTGGCTGATTGAACGTGAGTGTTAGAGCCATTGTGTCACCTCACACGATGCCAACAAGACGCCCGCCCGTGAGCTGCGTGACGTCGCTAAACCCGCGCGTCGCGTCGAGCGTGGGCGCAGCCGCGGTGCCGTAGCGGAACCAAAGCGTAGAGGGGCTCGGACTCCAAACGCCGTCGAAGCGCACGGCGGCGGCCTTTGCCTGGCGCAGCAGGTCGCCGAGCGAACGCGCTTGCGCCGCCGTGAGCGTCGCCGAAAACGTAACCGTAAACGACGCGTCGCCGTACTCGATGAGCCGCGCGGTTGAGCCCGCGGGCAGCAGCGGCAGCACTGCGGCGTAGATGTCGCGCGGGCGCCCGCTCGAGCGCAGCACGGTTATGCGTGACTGTATCCAAAGGATGTAGCTCGCGTCGGTGCGCCCCTCGCGCGCTTGCCCGACGAGCGCGCCGATCATGTCGAGCGCGTCGCCCTTGGCGTTGGGCAGCATGGTGCCGACGTACAGATCCCAAAGCGCCGTCTCGAGCGCCTGCACTTCCGTGAGGTAGCTCGCGAGCACCTTGAGAAAGAGCGGTTGCCGCAAGTCGTAGATCGGCAGCTCTTGGCCCTGCTCGACGTGCTTGGTGTTGAGCTCGAGCGCCACGTGTTACGGTGCCCCCACCCATGTCGAGCCCGAGAATGACGCGATCTCACGTACGCCAATCACTAGCGTTTTCGCTGGCGTTGTGGGTACTGCA